CCACAATTTTCCTAACGGTGTTATGGGTAAGCCTATTAGTGGGGACAACATTGCTCGTGCTCTCTTACTAAAAAATAAAGTATCTTCTACTGTAGGTCATATACATACATTTGATTATTCTATGTGCACTACTCCAATAGGCAAAAAAGTAATTGGTTTATCTGCAGGTTGTTATTTGCATCATAGAGAAGATTATGCTAGAGCTACTCAAAGAATGTGGTGGAGTGGTTTAATTGTAAAAAGAAATGTAAAGAATGGAGAGTATGATCTTGAAACAGTTCAATATAATTCTATTAGGAGGAAATATGGTAGAAGATAATGTTAACTCACCATCACATTATAAGTATGGTAAGAAAGAAACTATTGATGTAATACAAGATTGTATGACAGATGATGAGTATCATGGGTACTTGAAGGGTAACGTTTTAAAATATGTTTCAAGGTATAAATTTAAAGGTGAACCTTTAGAGGATCTACAAAAAGCACAATGGTATTTAAACAGACTAATAAAGGAGGTCAAATGACACACGGTGAAAAAATGTCTGTGTTAGGTAGAATAATAGCTTTACAAGAAGTTATGCTTCACACACAGAATGAGATAAATAAATTAAATAAACAATTACAGGAGGCAGAAAATGGGAGCAATAAAGCAAGCAATAATAGAAGTAGATGATATGGTTTGTGCTAGCCTTAATCAAGGCAGAACATTAAACCAAACTATAAGAGATCTAAGAGTAGAGTTCAATAAGAAGGGTAGAGATAATCCTTATCTGTTAGATGAAGATCTTATTGAAGATAAATATTATCAGTTTAGAGGTGCAGAATGATTAGAGATAAAATAGTAAAGGCACTAAGAAAAAAATATGAATCAGATATGGAAACTGCTTTAACAACTATTGATATTTATTTAGATAATTCTGTAGGTATTGGTGAACATCCACAACATATATCTGAAATAGATAAATTATTATCTACTTATTGCAGTGCCAAAGAAAAGTTAGAGTCTTTAATAAGACACTATGATGACAAAGAAATACCATTCTAATATAGGAGGAAAAATGGAGAAAGAAAAACAGAAACAACAAAAAGCTAACCCTAGAACTTATACTATAAGTTCTGAACAACTTATGGATATTATGAGATATTTAATGTCTCGACCATATGCCGAAGTAGTAAAACTTATGAACAGTTTATCTACCTTAACACCACAATCTAGTGAGGGCAATAGCAATGACGGAAAAAAATAATTTAGATAAATACACTGGAATATTATTTGAATTAAAAATAGGTTTAAATAAAGAAAATGCTATAGTCATTGATTATGGTGGCAAACCTGTAGGTAAAATTCGAGAGGCACTAAAGGGATATCCTTATCATGGAAACCTATGTGCTGCCGTTATTAATCACGCTAACGCTGTAGGAAAAAAATTACAAGATGATATTAAACAACTTATACAAAAAGTTTAGATATTACTTTTGGCATAACAAAGTTATGGATAAACTAGAAGGTTATGCTAGTTCATTGAGTAATTGGTTTTGGCAGAAGCGATGGGGTGATAGAAGCCTTTATCGTTACGACCAAAAAAAAAGACCCCCTGATTAAAAATCAGGAAGTCTTGTGTTGCCTGCGGGGGAGTCTATATGGCTCCCCTTTTTATTTTAGGCTATCCATTTGTTCTACTATTGGTTTTCTTTTTGGCATTAAGAAATTTTCTGTTTGAAATATTGGTTGTATTCTATTCTTATAAACATTACCTAACAAATTTGTATAGTTAGGATTTTCTGCATATACAGACATACCCTTAAACATTTCTTCAGGTCCTCTGTCTATTGCATTTACTGCATCTACATATCTTTCATCATTTGCAATCAATTGCATAAATGCTCTTATACTACCTTTGCTATCATCAAAAGATCTTAGCTTAGCTCCACCTGTAGTTGTCATAGATTGTTGGTCACCAGTTGCATGCATACCAAAATAGTTATTGGCACTCTTTGCAGTAGGTGCACCTTTAAATTGAAAATTGCCTGTTTCTGCAGCAGCAACTGTAGCTATAAACGAACTAGGTATTTTACTTTCAATAGATTCCTCAGGATATTCTTTACGAACTTCCTCTATTGCTTTTATAAAATCTTTTGTTTGATTTATTTCTGCCATTGCTATACTACAAATTAATACACTAACAATTCCAAGCACGAAGTGCTTTATTAATTCTTGAATTAGGGTCATTAGCTGTTTTTTTAGAAGTTAATTTTTTCTTCATACCTTTCATACGTGCACAAAAACTAGCACGTCTTTTGTTACCAACTTTTTTGCTAGGTGCTTTTAAATTACCACCAGTAGCTCTATTATAACTAGCTCTACCTTTAGCATTTAAACCACCTGAGGGATTCTTGCCTTCTTTACGTTGCCATGCAGGTGTCTTAGCCATTATTTCTTTTTACCTTTTCTTAACATAGCAAAATCTTTTTTAGTAAGTTTACCATCTTTGTCCATGTCTAGTTTTTTTCTTTTACCTTTTACTTTCTTATTTTTCTTATTCATCATTTTGTACATTAGCTGTAACTCCTATATTGTTTTACCTTCTTTGCAATCCCTTTGGGTTGCTTCACAAATTGTTTGCCCTTTTTTGTTCCTCTTCTCTTTGCTCTTGTCGTTGCCGCATACTCCGCAGATGACAGAGATTTGATTGCTTTCTCGGGCAAATATCGTTCTCCCGTAACTGAAGATTTTTTCCCTGATTTCGTTCTCCATTTTTGTTTCCCCCATGCTTTTAAACTTCGTTGACTTTTTGCTAGTGCCATAATTACTTATAACCTCCACCAGCTTTCTTATAAGCCTTAGCCAATGCTTGGGCTTTTCTTGCTGACCATTTACCAGCACCTGTTCCATGAGATGCTTGTGCTTTAATTCTATTAAAGATTTTTTTTCTCATTCCAGGTTTTGTATAATTACCTGCTTTATTTACTGTCGACTTTTTCTTTGTCATCTTTTATATCCTTATATTCATAGTCATAGCTTCCTTCTTGTACTTCATCAGTTATCCATTTTGAAGTATCCTCTACTGACCATATTCTTGTATTAACTAATCTATGTATTAAAGGTTTTGAAGGATCTGCTGCCATAGATGGGTCAAAGATCCTTAGTCTATTGTTGGGTTGAATTGCATAGTTACCATCGTCTAATTCTATTACATGTCCGCATTTATGTTGATCAGGTTTTTCTGCATAACCAAAATCTAATTCATTATAATCACCAGCACACCAATCAATTGTAAATAAATATTTACCTTCTCTTTGTTTTTTTCTTCTAGAAGTATATATCATTTTACAACCATCTAATTGATAAAATTTAGTTACACTTACATTATAACTAAATGAATCCCATAACATTAATTCATTCAAGGGTAATTCTTTTACTCCTGGTTTTGTACAAAATGCAGATACAGGTGCTCTCCACCATAATCCACCATCTGTCATCATATAGTGAAATAAAGGAACTTGTTTTGGTATAGAACTAAATCCAAATATTACACACTCAAAGTATTTATCATGAGAATCTTTTTGATCTCTTAGATAATTACCTCTTACAAAGCACTCTATTGGTGGTATGTTTGCGTTTAAATACATAATTATTCCTGATCGTCATGCCAACGTTCATTAATTTTTTCTGCCATCCAAAATGCTACTGGAATACACAATAAAAAAGTTATTTCTGCGGCTCTTAATATGCTAACATCCCATAGTTTATATATTATGTGATGTATAAATATAGGCACAAATGCACCTACACAAAATAATATTAACATTCTATATTCAAAAGGTGGTTTATCCATTAATTTAATATTAATGCTTTAATAGATTTGGAACCATCTATATTCTCTTCTAATTCTGCTTTAGACTTTATACATTTATAAGATATATCATTCTGTATCGTTCTGCTAGCTTCTCGCTTATGCTTCAAACATACCGACATAGACTCTTGTATTCTATGCTCTTTGATTTCAGGTCCTATAAACATTAAGAGGGCTACAATTTCTGCGATCATTTTACAACTACTCCCTTGTTAGGTCCGTGTTTAATTCTGTATTTATGTGTACCTGTACCATTAATCTCTACTTCTTTCTTAAGATCTTTTACATAACTCATTTGTTTTGCTTTTCTCTCTTGTTCAGAGATGTAATCTAAAATTTTTCTAGTGTTTCGATCCATTAGCTCTTACCTTATCTTTTAATATTTCTATATCTGTTAATGCTTTTTCCATTTGTTTTTGTAAAAATTGTATGTTGACTTTATTGTGCATCATATCTTCAATTCTTTTTTCTATCTTCTCGGTGGTCTTATAAAGATCCTCCAACAACATCAGTTGTTCCTGGTCTACGGGCTTCTGATCTGAAGCCTTAAGTAAATCAGCTTGCATCAATTCACGAGAAGTCTCTAACGATACTAACCTAGCCGTTAATTCCGTGTATGCGAACACACCCATTGCTACAAGAATAATTAAACTAGCAACCGTCTTCATCGGCATTTGCACAGAAGCAGATTCGGAAATTTTAAGTGCCATTAGTTTGTTAAAGGATTTTTGCTTGATTCTTTTAATTCTTGTATTTCTAATTCTAATACTTGTATAGTTTTTTGTAATACAGCTATATCTTTTGTATTATCACCTATAACTACCATCATAGGATCAGGATTAAATGCTTCTAAACTATCTAGCTTAGACATTACTTCACCATACTTAATAAATCCTGCACCTATGGCTCCCAATACTCCTATGAGTGCCGCTACACCTGCAAGCTGTTCTTTTATTTTAACCATTTTTTAATACCTCTATTTCGTTTAGTAACTTTTGTTTTTGTTTTTTTATTCTTATAATATTAATTTTAGATTTTACAATAGGATCGTTAAGTATATAGCTACCTAAAGTAACATTTTGATATATTGGTTTATCAAATATATTTAATTGATCTGTGTATAATAGTTTCTCTTTATAAAATGGTACATTATAAACATTAATCATTTCGTTATTAACCATTGCTTGTAATTTAATTACGTTTTTAATTTCTAGATTCTTACCTATATCTTTAATTTCACTATCTACTTTAGCCATTTGTGTATCAATACCTACAGGTCCTGACTGTGACTCAGCTTTTGCTGTCTTACTTTCTCCTGATTTCGATTGTACAGTTTTTTGCTCTTTACTATTTTCTTTCTTAGTTGTGGTAGATTTAGTAGGGCTGCTATTGGATTTCTTTTCTTCAGTTTTTTTTGTTTCATTAGATTTGCTAGCCGTTGTAGTTTTTGAATTAGTTGGAGCTGTTGAACTAGAAGTAGATTTTTGGGCATTAGAAGTTGTACTCGTAGTTGTTTTTTGTGTAGGTGCTGGTGCTGCCTTAGCTGTATTAGTAGTTGTCATAGTAGCTTTTGGTGCAGGGGCATTTGTTTTAGGTGCTGGTGCAGGAGCTGATTTTACAACTGGTGTAGTTGTAGATAAAACTGGTGCAGCCTTTACCTCTACCTTCTCTTCTATTATAACCATCTTGACTGATTCTGTCAAGTTCTTTGTTATATTGTGTAATTCTTGTGTAATACTTTCTTCTATTTCAGTATTATCATATATCATAAATAGGTTAGCACCTAGTAAATTAGGACCACCTAGATTACCTGGATTAGTTTGACCATCTATACCTGTCCATTCCCAGTTAAATTTATTAGAACCTACATTATTAAATATCAAAGTATCTGTATACTTAAATGCAGTACTGCCATACCCTGCGTCATTATTTCTAATCTGATTTGTTTCAGATAATAAAGAATTATTAGAATCTAATATTTGAATTTTAGTACTATAACTATCTCTTCCAGATCCTCTATTACCACAAGCATATGATGAGCTAGCCCATTCACAGTTTTGTATTATAGTATTACCCTGTAATGTAATTCCATTATCTAATTTATTTTGATTTGTTGTATCATTACCTGTTGTAATATCTAACAAACTTCCACTATATGATAATGTTCCTGTTCCTGTAACTTCTACTTCTGAACTAAAATTAGTTGCGTTATTAGATGTAAAATTATTAAAAGTATTTCCTATTTTATCAATGCTATTATCTACACTTTGTGCACTTGAAGCACCTTGTCCTGCGTTGGGTAATAAATTACCTGTTGTTATTTGATCTGCTTTACTTAGACTTGTTATTAACGCTAGTATTAGGCAGCTTTTCAATAATAATTTTATCATGCTTTTTATCTATAGTCTTAACAACTTTTAAATCTTTAGTATATTGATTATAGTCTGGTCTTAATTTACTATATTTTTTCCAAAGTTTATTTGCATCATTTCCAATTTTACCTTGATATGGACAAGGAGTACCTGCATGAATCATAGCTTCGAATACTCTAGGGTCTTGGCATAATAAAGCAACTGCTGCAACTTTCATACCCATACTATCTAATTGTCTTGATAGTTTAATTCTTTCACAATTCTCATCTCTAAAAGATTTACCACCTGATACACCTAAACCAAATGTTTGTATTCCCATACTTGCACCTGTAGAACAAACATCAATACCTGATGAGTTTACTCCTGGGGCATATGCTGAGGGTGGTGCTGATTTAATATTACTATTAGTAGTATTGCTTGTTGTAGAAGCAGAACTAGATCCTGACTCATAAGTAGTTGAAGAAGTATATCCACCTTCAATAGCAGTATTAGACCCACTAACATTTGATTGGGTGCTACCTGCATATGCAGATGTTGTAAATAGTAATATAAATAATATTGTGAGGGTTCTCATATTATGTATCTTCTTCTTCTAATTCAATTTCAAAGCAGTCAAATTTATAAAACAAACCATGTTTATTAACATTTTCTTTTCCTGCTTTTACTAATAATCTTTTTGATTCATCATAGCCTTTTAATAAACAAGTGTACTCATCCTTAAATTTTTCAGGATAAGGTATAGGGTCTAAACATCCTACGTTAACACTGGAGCATAGTAAAAATACTAATGCTACTTTCATTTATCTAAGCCAGCAGTGAACCAATCAATAAATCTATTCCAAAGATCTTTTATCTTTTGTATTATTTTTTTCATGGGTTTTATCCTCCAGTTGTTGAGTTAGCTTTTTTATTTCAGCTTGTGCTTTTTCTAAATCATCTGTAATATGTTCTAATTTTTGTAAAGATCTTTTATTAGCAGAGTCTTTAGATTTACCAGCATCTTGTAGCTCAGCAACCTCTTGCTTTAAGATTCTGATCTGCTCTTTATACTCAGCTATAAGTTCCTGATATTCTGATTTAGACATTATTTTTTCCCGTTACGGAAAATCTGTGTACCTTTTATACCAAAAATAGAAGCCACTACTAAAATCCAGAGATTGGTGAACCATGACGGAAGTGACTGAAAGTATTCAAAAAATAATTTTACTTTCTCCATCGCTGCTGGATCGTCTGACATAACTGCCCACATTAATACAATGATAGGGGCAGAAATAATTACAAGAACAAATTCATCCTTGTAGTCATTTTGTCTTGCCTCTAATAATTTACCCTGGTAAGCCTCCTCACCTCGGGCTTGTCTTTCTGCATGTAATAATTGTGCATCGGACATTGCTATTTTTGCCTTTTGTCTGTTGGCATATATTTTGCCACCAGCTTGTAATGCCATCTTTGCTAAACTAAACCAAGCCATTTTCTATTACCCATCCTGGCACATCAAATGAAGGACATTCTTTAGATTCCTCTACTTGATAGTGACCTATTATTTTTTCTATATCGTATTTGTCTTTTAATTTTAATATTATACTTTTAAGTGTATCAAACTGCTCTGAGTTAAAATTATCTTCCCAACCCATATCAGCTGTACCCCCACCAACTAATGCAACACCTATTGATGTTCCATTAACTGCTACTGCATGAGCACCTACAACATCTTCATCTCTTCCAACTTGTAATGTGCCATCTCTTTTAATTAAATAGTGATAACCTATTGTATCAAACCCTCTATCTTTATGCCATTGTGTAACTTTTTCTACATCAACTTCCATATCTTTTGGAGTTTGTGTGCAATGTATTACTATTGTATCTGTTATTTGTCTTTTGTCCATTATGTAAATAGTCCTAGTAATGTTATTATTGTAGCACCTAGACCTCCTAGTATTGCATATAATAGCTTATCTACTTTAGAATGCAATCTATCTATATCTTGGTGCATATGTTTGAGGTGATTATTTTTTATTTGGCTAACTTCTCTTCGCAACCCAGTTATATATCCGTATAAGGATATGATATGTTCACTAGTTGTTTTAGGTTGCTTAGCCATATTATTTACCAAATAAATTTAATTTTAAAGGTTGTCTATATTCTTCTGGTTTATAAACTGCAAATGCTTCTTCATATTTATCAGCAAGTTTTTCAACTTTATTTTGTATTACTTCTAAATCTTTTTCAAAAGTTTTTTCATTTATTATACCCTTTTGATACTTTCTTTGTAAATCTGTTGCTTGCTCATTATACGCTTTTAACTTTCTATTTATCTCTCCAGCTTTTAAAGCCTCTAATTTTTCTATTGATTGAGTTTCAAATTTAAAACCTAAAGCTCTAAATAAAGCTGATAATTCTGTTTCCTTAACTCTAAATGGAGAGGGCTCTCCTTTTCTAGCTGTTTGTATTCTTTGTGTTGCGAATGATCCAGGTAAAAATGGTATATTAGGTAGTAGTCCTTGAAATAATTGTTTACCTTTTATTTTAGAATCTTCATAGTCACTAACACCTAGACCTCTCAATCTTTTTTGACTAAATAAATCATATCCTAATAACGATGATACAAACTGACCTCCAAGTCCAAAATTGGGCTGTATAGGTGCAGGTAAATATGGTAATGCATTTCCACCTATATCAAAAATATCACCACCTGGAACAAATCTAGTTAAGTCAACATATGTTGGTCCTTCAAAAGGCTTATCTCCTATTTGCGGAACGGGTAATTTTATTTTTCTAAAAGGCATAAAATCAAATATAAATGTACCTTTATCTTTTTCTTGCATTAAGGCACGTTCTGCTTTTTCATTACCACCACCAACTAAATCACCAAGTGAATTTAAACCATATCCTAAAGCGGCATATTTTGCAAATTTCCAAGGTCTTACTATAGCAGTTTCAGATAATAAAGGAACTATTCTATATGTGTATGCTAAAAATGGAGTCATAGTTAATCTCATCCAATTAATAGCAGGTGCATTTATATTATAATCAACAAATGATCTTCTTGCATCTAAACCTGCTTCAGCAGGATTAAATCCTTTTGCAAGTCTATCTTGAAAAACAGATAACCTAAATACATGATCTTCAAATTTATACCAATCTGTTAATTTTGCAAGTGGGTTTGATTTTAATAAATCTTGATAAATATTGTATGATGCTTTTGATGCACTATTCCAAGCATCGCCTTCAAATTTATATGGAGATGCAATTTTTAATTTTTGAAATTGTTCTAATTCTTTTGTTACAAAATCTGCTTCAAATACACCATGTTTTTGAGCTGCTTCAACTAATTCAGATATTTTATTATCTTTACCATGTTGCATTAATGCTTTGTATGCTCTTGGTAAATATTTAAAATCAGCATCAATTAAATCATGTAATACAAAATTACTCATTATATTATTAGTATGAACTGTTGGATTCCATGCAGTTTTACTAACTTTCCACAATGAATTACCTTTTCTATACCATTTTCCAAAAAATGTTTTAGATGTTGTATTATAAAATCTTGTGGCTGATAATAAATCTTTGTATATTTCTTCTGGTACATATTTACCAGCTAAATTACCATACCTAAATCCAGATTCAGGATTGCCTGGATCAAGTTTAGTTGTAGGCATTTTAACAACTTTATCTTTAATTTCTTGTGCTAATTCATCATATTCAGCTTTTGTATAGGTGTAGTTTTGATTTGCTAAATTATCATAAAATTTTAATTTTGGTAAAGTATTTGAAAAAGCTCTACCTGTTTCGGCTATAGCAAAAGCAGCATCTTCTATTTCACCTAAACCAACTCTTTGTGGTTTTGTAAATTCCCATCTTATTTCTACAGTATCTGTTGGTTTAAGAGCATCATATTTTTTTTTACTTAAATTTAAAAGTTCCCATCCTCGATGACCTTTTAATATTTCTTTTTTACCTTGTACATCATCAAATAAATACTTTAATTTGCCTTTTGGTCCTGGAACGTCTTCTAATTCAAATATAGGTTTTTCAATTAAAGATGTAGTTGTAAACGCTTTTTGCTCTTTAAAATAATCTTCGTATTCTTGTTTACTAACTTTTTGATAAGCACCTCTTAATCTAAGCTCTTCACCAAATTTTCTAGTGTCATCTTTATATTTAGAGTATGTTCTTTTTAAATATATATTTTTATTTTTTTCAAAAGTTGCAGGTGATAAAATACCCATATCAACATACTCCTGTGCAACTTCCGTAATTAAATCTCTAGCTTCTTTAGATACTTTATTTAAAGATTCTGAACTAACTTTATAAATATTATCTCCTTCTAACATATTAAATAAAACTTTACTCTCATCTGCAGTTAAATTATTTTTAATTTTGTTAGATAGATTCATAAATCTAAACGCTATATGGTTTGAATGACCTTGAGAATCAGCTAATAATGTTTTATAATTTTTAGGTAAACCATAACCATCAATAAACCATCTTCCTAATAAATCATAAAGTGATTCAGAAATTTCTACTGTTTCATCCTCTTGATCTTTTCCAAATTTTCTTGTTATAGCTGTTTTTTTACTAATAGCTTTTGTACCTTTTAATCCAGCTGCACCTGCTAAAAAGCCAATACCCATTCTACCTAATTTTTCACTTATAGGTGCATCATCATCACCAAGTTGATATCCATATACACCAGTAATTGCACCAGTTCCTAATTCAGCACCACTTAATCCTGGTATTATACCTTTATCATCTGTAATTTTTTCATAAAAAGGTCTAGTATATTTTTTTTCTATAGTATCTGTAAACTGTTTATAAAATTTTCTAATAGGTGATAACATTTTATCTCTATCAACAGGCAAATCTTTTAATCTTTCTGAATCTTGAATATCAAATTTATCTCTAAATACTGCATCTCTTTTTCTATTACCAGCTTCACCAAATAATTTAGTTTTTTGTAAATTATTTTCTGCTGCAGCCTTAATAGTTATATCTTTATCTTTTGTACCAATTAATCCAGGTAATCCTAATTCTGTTTTTTTGCCTCTTATTTTTCTAACACCTGCCCCTATTAAAGGTGATACAACGGTTCCTCCAAGTGCTGACGCTGCTGCTTGTTTAAATCTTGTATCAAGGATACTTTCATCATCAACATAACCAAGTGCACCCGCTAAACCTGAAGTAACAAAACCATATTTAGCCATTTGATATAATGTTTTAGCTTTTGTAACTGGTATTAACCAGCCTGCAGGATCTAATATTGCACCTCCAAAATATGCAGCCGCAACTAAATAACCTCCTGGTCCCTCAAAACTTTCATATAATTCTTTTTGCTGCTGTCTTAACTTTTGTAATTTTTCTTCATCAGATGTTGCCATTTGTGTAACACCTCTATAAGTGTCGGCAAAACCTAATTTAAATGCATTTGAAACTCTATTACTTAATTCTACATCTTCTGCAGTGCCTGTTCCAAATTCACCTGTATTTAAAAATTTATCATAAGGATTTTGATCTTCTGGAATTTTTACAGGTTGAGTAAAATCTACTTCAGGGTCTTCATTTGATAATTTAAAATCTGATTTACCCCTTTCATCAATATTTAAAAATTGATCGTAAGGATTAGTGTCTGTAGGTTGTTCATTTAAATCCTGAGGATTTAAAAATTTATCATATGGATTTGCCATAATACTATTTAATTAAGCCACCTAAGTTATTTACACCTAAATCTTTTCTTAATTGATCTTTGATAGCTTCTACCGCACTTTCATTATTTGCAGCTCGAGCTTTATTTATAGCTTCTTGTGCAAGAGCAACTCGTGCATCGTTATTAAATTGCTCTCCTGTAGTTTCTGTTTCTGCTTCAGTTGTTATTTGAGGTTGAAATTCACCTTTTGGTGCCGCACTTTTAACTTTAGGTTTTTTTGCTTTATCAACTAATTGAGTTGTTTTAGCAACTGTTTCTTTTTTTGGTGCTTGCCCTATTGGTCTTGCACCATCATATTTTACTTCTGCCGTAAATGGCAAATAATAATTTTGAAAATAATTTTCAAATGCATACGTATCTGCATTTAATATACCCATTGGATTATGAATTTTTGGATCATATCCAGCTTGATATTCTTTTTTAAATGTTCCACCAAATCTTTCTTGAGTAGTATTATATTCTAATCTTGCAGCACTTTTTAAATCTTTACGATCTTTAAAACTTAAATTTGAAAAATTTAAAGCTGCACCTTTATCTAATCCTAATATACTAGCAGCATTTACACCTGTTGTAGTTACAGGAGCTGTTGGTCCTTCTAGTTCTTGTGTTAGTCTAGCTTCTGCAGTTGCTTCATCTCCTTTACCTAATGGCTCACCAATAAATTTAGCAAGACCTGTAGGTTTTTTATCAATTAATAAATCTTTAATATTTGCAGTGTCACCTAAAACTTTATCTATGTGTGTTGCTCTATCTTCTAATGCTTTCTTTCTATTACCAATAAATGATTTTGAAGCTAACTTAGCATAATCTTCGTCACTAGTTGCATCAATTTTTTTAGCTATTTCATCAATAGAATATTTATCACCAAATGTTATTCTTACTGCATTAAATAAACCTTGTTCAGTTCCCGTTTCAAATAATCCCATTGCATCCATACCAACAGCAACTTTTGATCCAAATCTATCTGCGTACTGATTTTTTAAACTTTCTTGATTTTTAATTAATTTTCTTTCTGCTGGTATCTCAACACCTAGAACATGTTTAGAAACATTATCAACAACACTTCCAGCTATTTCGTCAGATACTCTTTTTTGTTCTTGTAATTCTGTTAATGCACCTGTTACAAAAGGTACTAAAAAAGGTGTTGCCATTATTCATTCTCCTGTGGTTTAGCTAATAAACCTTTTGCTCTAGGTTTGTTTTCTACTTCAGGTTTTTCTAATCCCATAGATTCCATTTGTTTATTTTCTTTAGCTTGTTTTAATTTTACCATATTATTTTTAAATTCTTTATTGCCTGTATCCTCTAATGATATTTTTAAATCTTCTATACCAGCTCTCATACCTATTGCAGTTATCATTTCCATAACAGATTCTGCTAAAGTAAATCCTACATCAGGAGTAAATTCACCTTCCATAAATCCAGCAAATACAATTGTTCTTGCAATACCTTCAACAGGTACACCTGCATCTAATAAATATACCATTTCTTCAACAGCAGCAGGAGTAGTAATTGATCTCCATATTTCTTCTAGTATTACTTCTGGGTCTGTTTTTCTAGGTGGATGTTCCCAAGGATAATTTCCTGGTTCATCTGTAAGAGATTGACCTGGTACTGGTGTATTAAAAGGATCAAACTCTGGTTGTAATGTATTATCTCCAATTGTTTTCATAATTTTCTATGCCTTTAAGTATGCTTTTGATATAACAAAATCTTTCATTCTTGTTCTATTTTCTTTTATTAACTTAGCTGCATCCTCCTCTTGTATTGCACTAAATGAACTTCCTCTTGCCATTCCTGGTTTTGATTGACCCATATAAATTTTAGCATTTGCAAATCTTGGTCTATTTCTTTGAGCATTTTCTAAAGTAGCTAAAGTATTTCTATATGCTAGCATATAATCCTCTTGTCCAGCCTCTAAAAATGCTTCTTTAATTTTTTGTTTAGTTGATTTTTCAAAAGGTCCTCTAGCCATTTCTTCTTGTTTTGTTTCCATAGTCGATTTTTTTCTTTTAGGAAATTGCTCTTCCATGTATAAATTACCAAATTCGCTAGCAACTGTTTGTGCTGCATTTTGAAATAATCTTTTTGTATTATATCTCATTAATTACTCCTATTTATTTTCTATATATTTAGTAAATATATTCATTCCAAACTGACCTAACATTGCATATAGTGCAGAAGTTTGTGCAGAGTTTTGTAAATCAAAAGCTGTAGTTCTTTCTAATGCTGCAACTGCTAAGTTATGATTTCTATTCATTTCATTTTCAGCTGATTGATTAACCCATGATGCTTCATCTCTCCATTGTTGCCACATAGAAGATAATGCAAAGTTACTTAAGTTTAATAAATTTTGTGCATTAGTTTGATTAGCAGCATTTATAGCAGCTGTGTTAGCTGTATTAATTTGTCTTCTCCAAGTTACATTAGATTGGTCTATAACTCTTTGATTTTCTACATTAAATCTTTCTCTTTGATTTTCTAATGTTGCATTAAATTGATTTATTGCAGCTTGTCTTTGTGCATTTGCATCAGCTATTGCTGTAGAGTTTTTAGCATTTAATGCTGCAACTTTATTTGCTTCTGCATTATTAAATTGTGTTAAAGCATCAGATCTTCTTGCATTTTGTTCTTGAATATTAGTATTTAAATTACTATAAAATTGATTAACTTGATTTTGACTAGTTGCATTAAATTGTAATGCAGCATTTCTAGCAGCGTTATCAGTTAATAATTGTTGTTGCTGTGCTTGTAAATTTTGTAAATTAGTTTGTTGGTTATTAGATAAATTAGCCATATCCATTTGTAAATATGCTTGTGCATTTACAACAGCAGCTTGTTGGTTATTAGCTAAATTTTGAAATATAACTTGTTTGTAAGTATTTGCATCAGCTTGTGCTATAGGTATAGATGATCTTAATATACCTTCTGCTAATGCTTCAGCTAACATTGTA